GAGATTACGCCACTCTGTGGTAAAACTCTTTAGATAGAACAGACAAGCAAGCAGCTTGAAGACGCAGGGCCCTGGGATGGCAGCTCCCTTAAAATAGAAAAGACAAGCAAGCGGTCTTTTCTATCTTCGACTTCCGTGGAAGACAAGCGGCCCTGGATGGCAGCTCCTTTTTTGTCAGAAAAGACAAGCAAGCGGGACGCGAAGCGGCCCCGGGATGGCAGCTCCTTTTTTGTCAGAAAAGACAAGCAAGCAAATACCACAGGTGCACACAATGCAGCAGTGGGCCTGGATGGTTCTTTTTTGTCAGAAAAGACAAGCGAGCAGGACGCCGTGGCCCGGTCCCAGGGCTCTTCTTTTTGTCAGAAAAGACAAGCAAGCAATTATTCAAGGACCTTGGTCCAAGCTTCTTCAAACTCGGACCAAGAACCTTGGTCAAAGGACAAAAGAGCCGGGGTTTTTAGCCCCTGGACGACCAACGACTCCACCTGGGAAGGAGAAAAAAGGTAGATGCCATATTTTCTGGGGTTCTTCTTCAAGAGCCCCTGGACTAAGATAAAAGCCGGGGCATTTTCCCTTAGCTTGTGGTATGCGATTTGATGTGGGGAAAAGGAAACTTTATTACTTTCGGTTACTTTGAGCTCCACTGTAAAGTAAACACCACCAGGAGAAACACCTAAAACGTCCGGAATCCCATGATTTGTCCACGATTCTATACGGACTAGAATAAATGATTTTAGATTCATTCTAACCTTTTTCCAAAACAGAGATTCTTTTTTTGCCACAGTAAGAAAAGTATACCAGAAACCTTGCATGTATGCGATAAATACTATATAATTGTGTAACAATATCAATTAATTATATAAGGGAGTTTATTATGAATAATATTGAAAACTTAAATGGAGAAATGCTGGGCCGAGCCTGTGCTTTCGCCGGAAAAAATGACATAAGGCCTTACCTAAACGGACTCTTTATTGAAAGAAGAGAAGAAGGAGGAGTTAACATCATTGCTACCAATGGCCACATTCTTTGTGTCTACCAAGATCCAGAAGCAATCCCCTGTGATTCTTTTGAAAACATCGTCCTGAACATCTACCAGCCTAACTCAAAAAGACTGCTTCCAGTTTTTACACAGTTGAAAAAAACCTACAGCGAAAGAGTTGATTTGTTTGACTCGGTTGAAAGAGATGAACTAGGAGACATCACGGACAGACAACTGCTTCTAATTAGAATAACGGAAGAAGAGCCTTTTGCCGAACCTGTCTCTGCTATTGAGGGGCACTTTCCTAATTGGAAAAAAGTAATTAAAAGTGGTTTGAAAATGAATAAGCCTATTAGTTTTAGTCCACAATACCTGGCTAAACTTAAAGATTTTGTGCTTAAAGACGAAGACCCAAAGTTTCCAGAAATGACGCTTGTTGCTGGGAAAACAGATTCCCCTTGCATTTTTCAGTCTGCTCACGGTCTTGTGCTTATCATGCCGATGTTAACCAGAGGCTTTGAACTCAATGAGCTTCTACAAAAGAAGAAAACAAAACTAAAAGAAGTGGGGTCTTAAAATGTCTGTAGATACTTCCTCCCTAGAAACAGACTTGATTCATTTTGCACGAGAGAATTGCGATGACAAACTTGCCGATTTACTGAAACAATATGGAATAATTGTTTACGAAGACGAGCCAGAATACGAAAGACCACAGAATATCTATCCATCAACTAAGAAAGGTGGGTAGATATGGAAATACCAATTTTTACAAAATGGTGGGAAATGGTTGTTTTTCTTCTTTTCGCACTAATCGCGACAACTGTAGGTATTGTTATAGCACCAATTATTTTTATTATCAGGAAATGGAATGAACGAAAAATATAAACCGGAATATGTTGCCTCGAAGATTCCCCTAGACCAACACGAATATCAAGGGTGGTTTTGGTATATGCCTGAAAAGAAATTCTACAGATGGAACGACTTACCGCACAGAAAGGATGCGATAATTAATGAACGAAATAAATGGAAAGTCCCCCGATTAAAATAGCTTTTTGTGAGTGTTGCCTGGAAGGAAGAGAAAAAGGCGACTTTGTTGCAAGAATAGTAAAAACCAAAAAGAGCACACCTGTTCGACTTCGTGTTTGCTCTTCCTGTAACGGCTACAGCAATGAAGAGTTTTATGGTAATCTCACACGAAAATTTATAGTCCGTATATTACAGAGGAATGACTAAACCAAAAGAAACCTATAGCACCAGTAAGGCATGGAGACAACTGGAAACTATCGAAACAAGACATTTTAGAAAAATGGCTGAGTTTTTCAGAAAAGAAAACAAAAAACTGAAAGAGGAAATAGCTGAGTTTAAAAAAGCAGGGAAAAAAGACAATTATATTGAAACTGTCTTAAAGAAATGAATAAAGTTCCTGATATGGTGAACCATCCTCCACATTACAACACAGGAGAGATTGAATGTATTGATGCAATCGAAGCCATGCTGTCTCACGAAGAATTTATAGGTTATTTAAGAGGAAATTCGCTAAAATATCGTTGGAGATTCAGACACAAAAACGGTGCTCAAGACTTAGAAAAAGCTGAGTGGTATGAACAAAAACTAAAGCCCTTGATACAGGAGAAAAATAATGGTTAAAGGAACCTATAGAATATTACAAAATTCAAGAACTAAAAAATATAGGGTTGTGGATGAAAAAGGTCATGGAGTGGACTTAGGCACTACTAAACTAAGACAAGCAAAGAAACGCTCTCCAGGAGCTATAGAAAAAATGGAAAAGGACTAATGGGAAAGGCTCCGGAAAAATCGGATGCCTCAAAAATTACAGATATTTTAGGTTATTTCTATTCTCTGTCTAAAGAAGATCAAAAATTAGTGTTAAAAATTTTACAGGAGAAGAAAAAATGATTTGTTATAAAACTTATCTGGAAGTCGACCAGGCCAACAAACTAGTAACTGCTTTTAATCAAAACCAACTACATGATCTACTGCCTTTTCTTAAAATCGGTTTAAAAGGAGCAAAGAAAAGCTACCGACTCTGCCTAGACTGTCCAGTAGATAGTTACCCAAGAGTTAATAATAAATTAAACGACGTCCTGGACTTAAATCTTGTCTGGGAAGAATATGATGCTGCTATGACTCCTGAATTTAAAAAAGGTTTACCAGGAGATCAGAAAGAAGATTATCCTATTCCGTAAACTGGGCTTCTTCGACTTCCAACAATGGCTTATAGTCTCCCAATAGTTTTTGTATTCTCTTTTTGATTTCTATTTCACTCAAAGAATCCAAGGTGCCCGTCCGCACTTCTTTTCTTTCTACATAAAGACCCGCTGCCCTACCTCTCTGAACCTCTGCTGAAACCGCAGCAGTTAGGTTTCCTTTATCTATGGCTTTGTCTCTTATGTCTGCAAGCTTTTTAACGTGCCTACTGAACGTAACCTCATACTTTTTGTCTATTTCCCCCTGGAGCTCTCTTATGTATCGAACGACAAGCGGGTATCTTTGTGGATTTAAAAGCTCGGAAGCTCTGACATGCGCACTTGATTTACCATACCCAGCAGTGATCGCGCACTCTGTTTGTGTTTTTGAACCGTCGTTATAAACAAACTCTTTTGCAAAACGCACCTGTTTCGGAGTCAAATGTTTTTCATTACGGCCTGATATGTTTCCTGATATTCCTTTGGGCATGTGTGAATTATATCTTTTAAAGTAAGTTTTAGTAAGTCTTTTTTCACATAACCTACATAACCTGAAACGCACCTCTCTCAGGTTATGTGAAAACCCCTATAAACAAAGGCTTTCAGGGAAAACGCACCTCCGCACCTCTGTTTTTGATATTTTTTTCGTATTAGTCGGTTAAAAAATCTCAAAATCTCAGGTTCAGGGGATGTGAGTGTTCTCTATATAGGAAAACAAAAACCTTGATTTTAAAGGGTTTCAGAGGCACCAAAACCCCGTTTTTACATAACTTCTACATAACTTCTGCGTGTTTTTGAGGTGCGGTGGAGAAATAGCCCCTTTTTCCTTAGAAATAGCCCCTTTTTCCTTAGAAATAGCCCCTTTTCCCTTAGAAACGACAGGTAAGTTCCTAGAAATCGACTATTTGTCCCTGGTCCTTGGTCCACCGCCAACTCGACGTAATGAAAATAACCCTTTACTTTATTTTACTGTGGAGTATACTACAGGTAGTTAGTTAGGGCTCCTATTTGTTGATAGACGGATACCGGTCCTAGTTCGATAGC